CGTTTAGCAGCAACAAGTAACAGTTCTTATGGTTGGTTTGGTGGTGGTTTTCCTGGTCCAGGAGTATTATCAAGAGTAGACCGTATAGATTTTTCTAATGATTCTTCAACGGCATCAGTAAGAGGTTCATTAAGTTCAGCAAGAAATCTTTTAGCAGCAACAGGAAACTCTAATTATGGTTGGTTTGGTGGTGGTACTGGTGGTTCTGGTGCAATATCAAGAGTAGACCGCATAGATTTTTCTAATGATTCCACAACAACATCACCAAGAGGTCCATTAAGTTCATCAAGATATCGTTTAGCAGCAACATCAGGGCAGGCAAGGTCTTCAAGTATTCGTCTACAAAAAGCAGGGAATTATGGTTGGTTTGGTGGTGGAAGTTCTGGGGGAGCACCATTTACTGGATACTCAACAGTAGATCGTATAGATTTCTCAAATGATTCCTCAACAGCATCACCAAGAGGTTCATTGATTGCAACAAAATATATAAAAGCAGCAACAGGAAACTCTAACTATGGTTGGTTTGGTGGACAATTCATCACTCCTACACCAGGAAGAGCATCAACAGTAGACCGTATAAATTTCTCCAATGATTCTGCAACACCACTAATTAGAGGTTCATTGAGTTCAGCAAAAAATAATGTAGCAGCAACAGGAAATTATAATTATGGGTGGTTTGGTGGTGGATATCCGGGATCTGTTGGAACAGCAGCAGTAGACCGTATAAATTTTTCTAATGATGAATTAACAGCATCATCAAGAGGACCATTGAGTTCAGCAAAATATAATTCTGCAGCAACAGGAAATTATAATTATGGGTGGTTTTCTGGTGGAACTATTCAACCATCACCTGCACTTCCACCGGTTAATTTATCATCAACAGACCGTATAGATTTCTCTAATGATTCTGCAACAGCATCACCAAGAGGTCTATTAAGTTTAGCAAGAGGAGGTTTAGCAGCAACAGGAAACTCTAACTATGGTTGGTTTGGTGGTGGTAGTGGACCAATATCAACAGTAGACCGTATAGATTTTTCAAATGATTCTGCAACAGCAACTGTTAGAGGTCCATTAAATGGAGTAAGATCTCTTCTAGCAGCAACAGGAAACTCTAACTATGGATGGTTTGGTGGTGGTATTTCTCCTGGAGGAACATCAACAGTGCATCGATTAGATTTCTCTAACGATTCTGTATCAGCATCACCAAGGGGTCTATTAAGTCAGGCAAGATCATTATTAGCAGCAACAGCCAATACACCAATAGGATAAATACCTCAAACTACATTATAAGCAATGAATTTATTATCCAAAGTTTTGATTGCACCAAAAGTCATCAATCAGGAAGGTATTGATGCACTGGTAAATCATATGAAAACTTCAAAAACAGAAGACCTTTCAGTATTTGATCCAGACAAATCCAATCAGACACGAGGAACTGAATGGATTACAGATAAGAAAACAAGAGATACTCAAATTGCTCCAATTGAACCTGTATTTCCACAGGTTAACGAATTGATGCATCATATTGTAAAGCAAGTTATCAATCCTTTTTATCAGTTTGAAGTTGATAGTTCAGAAGTTCCACAACTACTCTGCTATGGTGTAGGAGGACACTACCAACCTCATATTGATGGTGAAGGTATATGGACTGCACCAGATCAGACACAACTTTGGAGAAAGACAGTAGATCGTGATTTGTCTATGGTCTTATATTTGAATGATGGATTTGAAGGTGGAGATTTTGTATTTCCAGACCTTCATATTCATATTCGTCCTGAACCTGGACTTCTTGTATGTTTTCCTTCTAATAGGTATTATCGTCACGGTGTTGAACCAGTCACCAAAGGAAACCGATATTCAATGGTAACTTGGATGACAGTCAAAGGATTTGAGAGTATGGAGACACAATGCAATAATCTCAAATCTAAATATGGGGTGTGTTGACAAAAACTTTTAATTACCCTATAATATCCAAGTCTTCAACATCCTTGTAACTTTGGGAATGAAGACCCTCTCTGTGGTGGGAGAGGTGAGTTGGTGGTTACTAAGGAGGGTTTATATCCTCCTTTTTTTCTATTATAAATTATAATAAAAATAGATAACAATTATGAATTTCACAGTATACTCAAAAGAAGATTGCCCATATTGCTATAAAGTTAAACAAGTTCTTGAATTGACAGGAAGTAACTTTGTGGTTTATAATTTAGGGGAACATTTTACCAGAGATGAGTTTTATGCTGAGTTTGGTGAAGGATCTACCTTTCCACAGGTTATTTGTAATGACAAGAAATTAGGAGGATCAGTTGACACAATCAAATTCCTCAAGGAACAACAAATCATCAAATCCTGACCTAAATAAAAAAGAAGACCACAGAAATCGTGGTATTGAACTCATTCTTTATGGGGGTAAAAGAAAGCAAACTCAACCATTTCACATCATTTTTGAGAAGATAGTTTGCTTTCTAAATCGGGAAGTCACTATCTATTTCGAATTTTCCTTTAAGTCAAGGAAGAAAAAAGTAGTTTCCCGAGGTAAAAGAAATGTTAGCAGTTAGTTTAGTATTTGGTTCCTTTCTAACAGTATTGTTTCTTATAGTGGGAGTAATGGTAGGTTGGGTAGCAAGAGAATATATGATGAACTATCGGGAAATTCCAAGACCTCACCCCGAAATGTTTGATAATCAGGGAAACTTGATTCCAGATGAGGTGATCGCATTTAATTTTGAGAACTATCATGACTACGACGACACAGAAGAAGACAACGACGACTAAAACAACTAAACCAAAGGTAGTTAAAGAAACTCCTATTGTGGAACTTCCTAACAATCCTCTTGCTTTTGAAGTCTTTGATTTAATTTCTAAGCAAAGATCTAACCAAAAGAAGGTAGAACTGTTGCAAAAGTATAATCATGATTCAATACGGGCTCTTTTGATTTGGAACTTTGATGAATCAGTAATTACAATGCTTCCTGATGGGCCAGTTCCTTATTCGAGTTATGGTGATCAAACTGTAAATAGTGGAACTCTTTCTAATAAACTTACGGAAGAAATTCGAGCTATGTATGAGACTGGTTCATTCTCTTTAGGTGTATCGGATGTTCAAGGAAGAACAACAATTCGTAAAGAGTATAAACATTTTTATCATTTTATTAAGGGCGGTAATGATGCTATAAGCTCCATTCGTCGTGAGACAATGTTTATCAATCTTTTGCAGGGACTTCACCCACTTGAAGCAGAAATTATTTGTTTCGTTAAAGATAAAAAACTTCAAGAAAAATATAAAATTAGCAAAGAAATTGTATCTGAAGCTTTTCCTCAGATTACTTGGGGAGGACGTTCGTGAACCAAGTTATTAATAAAACTACGGAAAAGCATATGGACCATTGGACATCAGCAGAAAAGGAAACCTGTAAGTCACGATACGGTTGTGACATTTTGATTGAAAATTGTTCGTATGCTGATGTCTGTACTAAAGAAGCACCGAATGATGCACATATCATTAAATATATGGTCGATGATAAACTTTGCTTTGATTTAACAAGGGGAACTAAAATTCGTTTATTCGATATGTATTGGGATAAGTTTCGTGAAAATTTAAAGTCAATTGATTGGGGATACGGCAAATACAATCCAAAGACCTGGGGTTACCAGGCACCTAAAACCAAAAAGCGGAAGTGATTCCCCAGATCGGGGGAAAAAATCCCGGCAAAATTTTTGTCTATTAAGATTTTATAAAATTGTAACATTTTATACAATCAATTGTTGCTAAATATCCCCGAAAGGGAGTATAATACTCTCATCGTTCATCTGGAAATCCAGACGGAAGTAAGACAACTCGGAACGGGTCGTTCATCTATGGAGACACTCATTCTTACATGCCTACAAGCACAATTGATTGCTGGGAGAGTTAATAAACAAGACATTCCCAGACAATATAAGAATGATTTGATATGGGAGATTAAACAAATTTCTCCAAAAGAGTGTAAAATAGACGCAAAAGTTGACTGAAGGAACGCTACCTAACCTAACAGTAAAGGAGCAAACCTAATGACAACAGCAACCTATCGTGGTGTTAAATACAACGTAGAAGATCGTAAGATCAATGTTCTTCAATTGATTAAAGAACAAATTGAAAAAGAACAACGTCGTAAAGAAGCACAATTAGCAGCAATTAAATAATATGAAGGAGGGTTGATTCCCTCCTTTTTTTATGCTAAAATGTCTTGAGAGAATGGTATCTTATGGACACAGATAAACTAAAACTTATTGTCCGTAATTTAGAACTCTTAGTTGATTCTCTAAAAGCAGAAATATATTCTGATGTTAGGGCATATAATTTTGATGATATCAAACCAAAGGAGTTAGATTACGACGAAATTTTTGAGGATTCTGAATGAGAAGTAAAAAAGTAATTCAATTAATTAAAGAAGCACTAAAGCAAGACTATTTGTATTCTAGTGAAGAACTTCATTTTATGAGAGAACAACTTTCTATGCTACAATTAGAAAAGCAAAATTTAAAAGAATATCGAGGATTTGGAAAGAAATGACAGTTAAACTTATTTCGGTAACTCCCGATGCAGAAAAAACAATGGCATTTATTGCACGAGTTAGCAATCCTGCGAATCAAGACAACGAAAACTATGCCAAGTTGCTTGCTTATTGCATTAAGCATAATCATTGGTCTGTTTTTGAACAGTCTTCTATGACTCTTGAGATTGAGACCAATCGTGGCATTGCGGCTCAGATTTTGCGTCATAGGTCCTTTACATATCAGGAATTTTCACAACGATATGCAGATACAAATCTGATCACCGAGAATATTCCTATTCCAGAACTTCGCAAGCAAGATACCAAGAATCGTCAGAATTCTACGGATGATCTTGGTGACTATGTGAAGTTAAAGTTCCAATCAGAAATTGCTGAACTGTTTACCAATGCTAATAACCTCTACAAGAGGATGTTAGAAGCAGGTGTGGCAAAGGAGTGTGCAAGGTTTGTACTGCCCTTAGCGACTCCCACACGTATCTATATGACCGGTTCTTGCAGGTCATGGATACATTATATCAATCTCCGTTCGGCAAACGGAACTCAGAAAGAACATATGGACATTGCTCTGGAATGTAAGAAGGTATTCACCGAACAATTTCCAACGGTTGCAGAAGCTCTTGAGTGGATCTAAATAAATTATCTTGAATTCGTAACTTTATGGCGACTTATCCTGTTATTAACAATATCACTGGTGAACAGAAAGAAGTGGAAATGAGTGTTCACGACTGGGATCAGTGGAAAAAAGACAATCCAGACTGGGCTCGCGACTGGTCTGATCCATCTACTTGCCCTTCTCCTGGAGAAGTTGGTGAGTGGAGAGATAAACTTGTAAATAAGCATCCTGGATGGAACGAAGTTCTTTCTAAGGCAAGTAAAGCACCAGGTTCCCGTGTAAAAAAAATCTAATGGCAAGAAGAAAAAGAAGTAACGAGATCCAACCAATTGGAGTTGGTTTAACTGCAAAACAAATGAAGAGGAGAAAACCTCTCAGTGCTGAATATTTGGTCGATATTGATCCACTGACAGAAAACCAAAAACGTCTATTTGAATCTTATGCCGAAGGCAAACATCTTGTTGCCTATGGGTGTGCTGGAACTGGTAAGACCTTTATTTCTCTTTATAATGCCCTACAGGATGTTCTAGATGAATCAACTCCTTATGAGAAAATTTATCTTGTTCGTTCTCTAGTAGCTACAAGAGAAATTGGTTTTCTTCCTGGAACACACGATGATAAGGCAGATATTTACCAGATTCCTTATAAGAATATGGTGAAGTATATGTTCCAACTTTCAAGTGATGCTGAATTTGAGATGCTTTATGGTAACTTAAAGTCACAGGAAACTATCAAGTTTTGGAGCACATCTTTCCTTCGTGGAACAACTCTTGATAATGCAATCATCATTGTGGATGAGTTTCAGAATCTTAATTTCCACGAACTAGATTCTATTATTACTCGTGTAGGTGAGAATACAAAAATCTGTTTCTGTGGTGATGCTTCTCAATCAGACTTGCAGAAAACAAATGAGCGCAATGGTATTGTGGACTTTATGACAGTCTTGCGTAAAATGCCATCATTTGATATAATTGAATTTGGTGTAGACGATATTGTTCGTTCTGGACTTGTTAAGGAGTACATTATTGCTAAAATGGATGCTGGTTTTTAATGTTTAATCATATTGATATTGAACTCCCTCAGTTGGAGCGTGAAACCATTGATGGTGTAAGGTACTACAAAGTTCCTGATGAAGAAGAACTTATTCGACTGGTCTCCATCACTTCGGTGACCAGTCATTTTAATAAAGAAATCTTTGTTAACTGGCGTAAAAAAGTTGGTGAAGAGGAGGCAGATAAAATTACACGACAAGCAACAAGTCGTGGAACGGATATGCACTCTCTTACAGAGCATTACCTTAAAAATCAAAAACTACCAGAAGTTCAACCTTTATCCGATTTTCTGTTTAAGATTGCAAAAACAGAAATTAATCGTATAAATAATATCTATGCCCTTGAAGGGTCCCTATATAGTAGGCAACTGGGTATTGCTGGGACAGTTGATTGTATTGCCGAATATAATGGCGAGTTATCAATAATCGACTTTAAGACTTCTAAAAAACCAAAACCACGTGAGTGGATCGAACATTATTTCGTTCAGGCAGCAGCATATGCTTGTATGTTTTATGAACTGACTGAAATCCCTGTGAAAAAACTTGTAATTTTAATGGCTTGTGAAAATGGAGAATGCGTCGTCTATGAAGAATATGATAAAGCAAAATACATCAAACTACTCAGCAAATACATTAGAAAGTTTGTTGGAGATAAACTGGAACTCTATGGAACCAAATAAAGAACTAGAACAGGCAATAGAAAATAAGTTTTTAACTCCTTCCAAGTTTGCTCTTGAGATTGAAAAGATTGTAGCAGAAGAAAATTTTAACTATATTGATGCAATTTGTCACTATTGCGAAATCAATTGTCTTGAGGTAGAATCTGTTACAAAACTCATTTCAAAACCTTTGAAAGAGAAATTAAAGTGGGACGCAACCCGTCTTAACTTTATGAAACGAACTTCGAGAGCAAAACTTCCGTTATGAGTCCCTTTGAGACGTATCAAACTTATCTTTCTATGAAAAGTCATTTTACTAACAGTAAATATGACTTTTTTAAGTATGGAGGCAAATCGAGAGCAACTGTCACTTCGTTCAATAAACGTAAAGACAAATACTGGTTTGAAAAAAGTTCAAGGAAATATTCAGATAAAGAAATAGTAGACTTTTTACTAGCAAATTTTGTATCTACAGACAACCCACAAAACTTATGGATTGGAGAAATTATCAATTCTGGAGAAAGGACTTACGCAGATTGGATGCGGAGACAACAGAGTTTGACTTACTTGTTCAAAGAACAGTCAACGGAATTGTTCTCAGAGAACGAATTAGAAACTGTGTTCAATTGTTCCAAAGGTCACCCGATAGTTCTCAAAAGGTTTCTAAGCGGGAAATTATCGCCAGAAACATTCGTAATCTACGACAAAATATTTTCAATCGTCAAAGATTTTGATAAAAAACTTCTGGATCCAGTGTGGGAAACCGTAAGTTTGAAAATCAAGAAGTACAATCCATTTCTAAATATTGATGTATTCCAGTACAAGAAGATTTTAAGGGCAATCATAGATGAGTAACTTTTTTGACTCCGATATTATTCAAGACGAACTGAAAGAAATCAATAAGTTACAAGAGGAGATTTACGGAAGTATTCTCACTTTTGGTATGATGACCCGTGAAGATAAACTGGAACATATTGAAAAACTACAAGTACTCCTTGAAAAGCAACGTGTAATGTACACACGTTTGTCTCTTTCCGATGACCCAGAAGCGGTTGAAATGAAAGAGAATCTTCGTAAATCAGTTGCTTTGATGGGTTTCCCACCAGAGACTGATATGAGTATCTTGTTTAAGAGTATGGACAAAACAATCGAATCTTTAAAGCAGTTTGTTGACCGATGAGGTCATTCCTGCTATAATATCCGAGTAATCCCCCGAATCCAATTAATCCGAGGTAATCCAAATGTCTTTTGCTGACCTTAAGAAGCAATCTAAACTTGGCAATCTTACTGCCAAATTGGTTAAAGAAGTTGAAAAAATGAATACAAGCAGCGGTTCTTCTGATGACCGTCTGTGGAAACTGGATGTAGATAAGAGTGGCAATGGTTATGCCGTCATCCGTTTCCTCCCTGCTCCGAACGGTGAGGACCTTCCGTTCGTGAAACTCTACAGTCACGCATTCCAAGGTCCTGGTGGTTGGTATATTGAGAATTCTCTGACTACTCTCAATCAGAAAGATCCCGTGTCGGAACTGAACTCTGAACTGTGGAACAATGGTACTGATGCTGGCAAAGAACTGGCACGTAAGCAAAAACGTAAACTGACTTACGTTTCCAACATCTACGTTGTGAAGGATCCTGCTAACCCTTCCAACGAAGGTAAGGTCTTCCTGTACAAGTTTGGTAAGAAGATCTTCGACAAACTGACTGCTGCGATGCAACCTGAGTTTGAAGATGAAGAAGCAATCGATCCGTTTGACTTCTGGCAAGGTGCCAACTTTAAACTGAAGGCAAAGAACGTTGCTGGTTATCGCAACTATGATTCCAGTGAGTTTGCCGCACAAGGTGCTCTGCTGGACGATGATGATGCAATGGAAGCAATCTGGAAGAAGCAATATTCTCTTGCTGAACTGGTTGCTGCTGATCAGTTCAAGTCTTATGATGAACTGAAGAAGCGTCTTGACTATGTGCTGGGTTCCAAAGGTTCCCGCCGTGTGGATGAAGAAGTTGCTGAAGAGGAAGAGTATTCCCGTGGTCCTGCGAAAGAATTGACTGAAGATCTTCGCAGTGAACTCAACAATCTTCAACCCACCCGTCGTGCTGTTGCGGTTGAAGAAGATGAGGATGATGATGCCCTGTCCTACTTTGCCCGTCTTGCCGAAGAGTGAAGTCAGATTACACTATTAACCGTGTAAATAAGTCCGAAGCCGCAGAGTTACTTCTGCGGTTTCATTATCTTAAGGACTTTTCAAAAGGTTTTAAATCTGGGTATAACTACGGTCTTTATAAAAATAATGACTTCTGCCCATTGAATATTGGTGGTATTCAGGGAGTCTGTGTGTTTACAGGACTCCCTGTTCCTGAAATTGCTCAAGGTGCTTTTGGATTAGAAAGAAATGAACAACAAGGACTTTTTGAACTTTCCAGATTATGCATCCACCCAGACACACAATCTGGCGAACATAATATCACTTCTTGGTTTGTTTCAAGATCGATTAGACAGTTACGGAAGGATACTGAAGTTAAAGCAATCATCTCTTACGCTGATAGTGATTTCCATAATGGTACAATCTATCGTGCTTGTAACTTTAAATATTGCGGACTCACAGACCCAAAGAAAGATTTCTACTATGCAGACGGAACTAAACACTCTAGAGGCAAAATTAAAGGTGCTGCAGGAGAATGGAAAGAACGCTCCCGCAAGCACCGATATGTGATGATGTTTGATAAGAGTTTAGAACTCTTATGGCATAGTGATCCTGGTATTTTCAGTTCGGATTAAAGATTCATCAACATATTGAGAAGAACGATCATAAATCATAATTTCTCTCATATCATTCAAGAATTGTTGTAGATATGATGGTTTAAGCAAATAAATTGAAGATTTTTCATCATTTTTTATAGATTCATATTCATAATTGCTTACACCAATAATTGGATTTGGTATTTTTATAACATTTGCACCTAAAATCGTACTATCATTTGTATAGTATTCATTATTATAATAATACTGAATCTTAAAATCTAGAGGAACAACTTTTTTTGCTGGCAAAATTAATTTTCCATCTGGATCTTTTACCTCAACAGTTTCATAGTGGTGGATATCATTGAGTGCAGTTCCATACAGATTTTCTGCATACTTATAAAGTTGATAATTAGACAAAGGCCATTCATTACGAACATTAATAATACCAGCAGTCATCAAAACTACCCAATCGAGTTCTGCATCCCCATAAAATTCTTCTGCAACAGTATCTGGTCTTGCACCGTCAACAATTTCATATTTGTTAAAGATAGTAAAAACACCTTTTAAGTCGTCACGTAATTTATTTCTTCTGAATAAATTTTTAACCCTCAAATAACTTTGCGATGAAGTTTTATCAGAAAGAAAGGATTGATAATCTAATTCTGGAAGTTCTCTAAAGTATCCCATTTTAGAATCCTACTCCATTTGCTGCCGAAGTATAGTCTCTATCATAAATTGGTTCAATTTCCTTAAATCCTAAGTCCATATTGTAAGATATTGGGGATCCATCACTATATGTTGCATAAACACCCTCACCAGTATAATTGACAGACATATCTGTTAAGAATGTTTGTTTAAACAAATGTAGATATGGGTGAATCTCATTTCCTTTTTTATAGGTTAATTGGAAAATATCTGGTGTTTTTAAAAATTTTTCAGAGGTTCCTGTTTTTGGTGCCATTGATTTTTTCAACGTATTTATTATTTCTCTAATATTCTTTGCTTCATCTGGATCTCTAGGAGTCATCTTAAAAGAAAATTTAAAAGATCTCAAAGTGACACCATTGAAGAGAAGTTCCATATTTGGGTTTATAATCTGTCCATCTTCTCTTGCAACAATTTGACCAAGACTTAGGTTTCCACCAAAAGGAATATTTGCTGCTTGTGCTGCTATAGATTGACCATATCTTTTTGCAACTTCTGGATCTGTAAACACATTAGTCAAGTTTGATAGTGTTTTACTAAGTTCTTCCCCTGCAGAAACACTATTGGGTCCATTACCTATATCGGGACTGATAGCATTATAGACTCCAGCAGTAAAACCATCTAAACTATCATCAGAATAGGAGACACTATTACCATCCTGAATATTTGATGGTATGGGAAGTATGATCGTACCTATAATATTCTTTGCAACACTTTGAGCATTCCCAGTAATAGTTCCTTTCGGACGACTATAATCCAGAATTTGAATCTGCAAATAATCTGTAGTTCCTGATATAATTTCTGCAGGATATCTAAGTGCCATTTATCCTTTTCTAACTATTTAGAAGGATTTTCCGAAAGATCTGCATATGGAAGTCTCTGTATATCCGTTAATTCTTCTTTTTGAACTTCATAAAGATCTCCGACTATTTCTTCCCAAGTATATTGTCGAGATTCTCCCCAATGAAAATTAATTCCTGTAAATCCCCAATTAAAAACTTTGGTGACACCAACTAATGGATACATATCATAACTTAAACCAGGTGTTTTAGCGATGTAAGTAAATGTATAAATGCTGTTTGGTTGTACCTGAACTTTTTTAATAACTGGTAAAATATTTTTAATTTCATTCATTAAATTATCTGGTTTTTCAATACCAATTAAACTATCAACCAATTCACGGAGTTGATTAGTCTTATCATCGGTTGGATTTTGCTCTCTTCTTTCTTTAAGAGTTTTTCTTGGCATTACTTAATACCTAATTCGTTTTCTGTTAGGATTTTAAATTCATAACCACGATCAAGACACCATTCTTTTGCTGCTTTCCATTTTGCCTGATTTTTAGCATATTCAACCACTTCGTAGATGTAACCCTTAGTTTTTCTTTTTGGAACTTTTGGCTCTATTGTTTGTCTTTGTGGTTTGATCTCAATAATATATTTTTTAACTTGACCAGTAGATTCCTTTACTTTGATATAAAAGTCTGGAAAATATCTGTGAATGCGATTATCTACTGGTGAACGGTAGGGTAATGCTAATTCTTCACTTCCCCATTCAATGATATTTTCATTGAGATCACAATAGACCATAAACTTTCTTTCCCACAATGATCTATAAATGATGTTTGTTGGGTCACCTTTGTATTTTTTAGGATAAGAAGGTTGGAATCTTCCTTTATATGACATCTAAATACTTAATAATATAAGTCTCGTATAAGGTATTTAGAGTGGCAAATTCTCTTGTCCAGAAACTTACAATGTCCGAGATGAAAGAACGGATAGGTAATCTCGCTCAAACTAATTATTACTATGTTGAACTTGGTATATCTAACGAATTACAAAATCATTTCAAGACCAGTTATGGTGGCGAACTAACTGATATTGGTAGATTCGTGAATAGATTGGGTTATTTGTGCTCAGAAGCTTCTCTACCAACAACTTCATATGCAACCGCAGAAGTTAAAGATAATTTTATGGGAGTAACGCAAGAATTTGCTCATACTAGATTATATACTGATATTGATTTAACTTTTTATGTGGATGCTGAATATAATGTTTTAAGATTTTTTGAGGGGTGGATGGATTATATTGCTGGTGGAAATAAACCAAAAGAAGAACCTGCTGCTTCTTCTTATCCCAGTGGTCTTAGTGGAAGCATTTATAGAAGATTTAATTATCCAAAATTTTACAAAATGAATACAATGAAAATTTATAAATTTGAGAGAGATTATAAAAAACAATTAGAATATACTTTTATAAATGCATTTCCAAAGTCACTTTCAACTGTTGCAGTTTCTTATGGTCCAGCAGATATATTAAAAGCCACAGTTACCTTTAATTTTGATAGATATCTTGTTCAAAGATCTGATATGTATCAAGAACCTGAAGATACTAGTAAAATTCAAAATCCAACTTCAGGAAATTCTGCATCAAATGCAGGTTTACCAGCAGATCCAAAACTACAACTTCAATTGAGTCAGTCTTCTGGATCAAGAAGTAGTTTGAGACAAGATATTTTTGAAATACAACAATCAACATTAGCTTCAATTTTAAGGCAGCAGGGATATAATGCAGTATCTGGAGGTCCGACAGGAGTAACTGTAAACGGCCTTCCATTATATCAATAAATAATTAAAACTGAATTGTATTAAGGGATTATGCCTTTACCAAAAATTAATACTCCAGCTTATGAGTTGGAACTACCTTCGACTGGTAAAAAAATTAAATATCGTCCTTTCCTAGTCCGAGAAGAAAAAATCTTACTGATGGCACTAGAATCTGAAGATATGAAGCAGATTACTGATGCAGTAGTTCAAATTTTATCAGATTGTCTACTTACAAAAACAGTTAAGGTTTCAGACCTTTCTACATTTGATATTGAATATTTGTTCTTAAATGTTCGTTCCAGATCAGTTGGAGAAACTGTTGAAGTAAATGTTACTTGTCCTGATGATGGTGAAACTCAGGTCACGATGGAAATTGATTTAGATACAATTAAAGTTCAAAAAAATAAAGACCATAATAGCATTATTAAATTAGATGATAATCTTTCAATGAAACTCAAGTATCCATCTC